TTTACTTTTTTTAGATTAGGATTACCTAGATATGCGTCATTACTCATTAATTACTACCGCCTCAATGTGTGTATAACCTAGTTGAATGGCCGCCTGTAATCTTTGACTGCCACGCCATACACTATATTCTTTTTCTTTATATGCAACACCATTAGCACCATATCTTGGTTCAGTTGAGAGGTGGTGTTTTAATACCTCAATAGGATTTTGAAGTTTCTCTCCCTCTAACAACTCTGGTAGAGGTGTCATTGTTCTTATGTATTGAGTATTTGAAATCTCTAATGGAAACTTCTTCTTACTTCTTTTCTTTGCCTTCAATAATTTCATTCTCTATTGCCTTTTCATTACGAGCCTCAGGTGTTTCTTTTCTATTTAACATCTTTTGCAATTCAGCAGTAGAACCAACAAACAAAGCATTTTGTATCTTGGTGTCTGCTGATTTAGGCAGCTCTTTTAAATCTTTTAATTTCTTTTGTAAGTCTTGTAGTTTATCTACAGTTTGTCCTACTTGGCCAATTAATTGACCTGCAACTTCATATGCTCTAGGGTGTTGGCCTTCTTTTGCAATATCAAGTATGCCTTGTATTGCTTCATTACCTTTTTCAATTAGATTATAATAACTATCTCTACTGTAATCATAATCTACATCAATGTCTTTATCACCTTCTTTTCTTTCGACAGGTGGTTTAAAACTCTCGGTAGTTACCATAGACTTTTCGTTTTCGCTTGGGTCTAGGCCTAAAATATCATTTATTTTTTCATCATTCATCTGTATCACTCACTGGATTATAATCCTTACCATCTGTAAAGAAACTAATTGTTGTTGTAAATCCGAAATCATCATCTGCATCAGCAGTAGTAGGTTTTGGAACAACAATAACTCTTTCTTCTCTACTCGCATTTGGCATATCTGTCATTAAATCTGCTTGAGTAGATTTGATAACACTTTGATTTGTCATCGGTCCGTATAGGTAAGTTTTCGCTGTAAAGGTAAGAGTGTATATAACAGCTCTTCTTCTATCAAAGTTTCCAGTGTAACTATCTTCATAACTTACATTGTTTAAAATGATAGGAATATCTCTAACAATTTCTAATTCTGGTACTGCCTTAATTGTAATTGTATAATCTGGTTGAAAGTATGGTAATATTTGTTCTACAATTTGTAGACCATTCTCAGCAGTCGCCGTGAAAATATTTAAAGTAAAGTCAATGTTGTATGGTACAGGTGTGTAATTGTAATTCAGTTTCTTACCATCTGCTTCATTTGTTTTTACTCTTCTCACCTTGTTCATCTTATTTAATTTTCTATTAGCATCATATGTTAAACCTGTTAATTCAAATCCCATACGAGGTAAAACAATTGCAAAATTTCTATTCTCTAAATCTGCCTGTTGGTCTAATCTAACTAAAAATTTTTCTTTAGGTGCATATGCTAAAGGCACTCTATATCTTTTTGTAACTGCCCCATCGGCGTTAGTATTCTGAACATAAATGTTATTGAATACTTGACCAAATGCAATTACTAATTTTCTAATGCCTTCGTTATAAAAGTGTGTTCCAAACATTATTCGTCTACCTCACCAAATGGGTTTCTTTCTGTGAAGTCAAGTATATCATCGCTTGTATCACTTGTGTTATATCCTGCCTCAGCGTTTAAATCTAAATTACTAGCATACGGAGATTGTGTCTGTATGTTTGCACCTGTACCACCATCATATGTTTCTTGCATTAAGAATGCCGGTTGACCAGATGCATAGTCTAAGTAATCTTCTAATTGTATTGAACCCTCTCCGTCTAATGCAACTTGACCTACTTCTAATGACATTTTATGTGCTAATTGATTAAGGTCTACTGCATCAAACTTCTCATCAATGCCTTCAAGTCCTGTATCAACAGTTTCAGAAGAAGACATTTCCCAACGAGTAACTTTAAGTTTGTAAACTGGTAAAGCACCTAATTGGAAGAAAGGTTCTTGGTCTTCTACGAATAGAATTTCGAAAAACGAATTCATCAAAGGCACATAGATAATATCGCCTTCGTTTGGTCTACCAGCTGCAATTAAATTAGCAGTGCTAGATACATGTTCTTCAAATCTTCTTTTAGAAACAACAAGTGTAGTGTCATCTCTAATTTCTAAACCAAACTTGTTGATGATTTCTTGTTCACCAGCAAAGCCTTCGTTAGTTTCAAAATACATTTCAATGGCATAACTATCATCAAACTTAGATGTAGTATCTTCGCCCATGACTAAATCCCTATTTACAAGGGTACGAGGCATATAGAAAACATCTTGACCAAAAATCTTCAGGCTTTCGATGATTAAATCTTCGTGTAACCTTTTTTCGTTTTGATTGCCGATGCCTCGGCCTGCTTGAAAATAGTGATTAATTGCCATTGCACTATCCTATCATCATTGCTGGGTTTAATTCGAATGTACTTCTAATTTCCGTTTCTAGTTTTTCAATATCTTGCATAGCTTCCATATAGATTTGTTGGCCATTTAATGTGACACCACCAATCATCTGTACGCCACCGAATTTTGATAAGTTTGCACCCCATTGTTTTTTAAATAGAGCAGTTGTATATCTTTTTAAATATATGTCATTAAACACATCTGTGTATGTACTAGGGTCTAATTTACGATACGCTTCGATTACCAGGTATTCTCCTACAGCTAAATCATTTTGCCAATCCATATCAACATACAATCTATTGTCGTGTTGATTAAATCTATAAGGTTTCTCACCTACTAAAATATGGTCTAAAAAGTCTAAGTGTCTTAATACAATGTCATAGTTGATAACACTTGTAGATGAAAAATCATACAAGTCATTTAATCTTAACTGATATCTAACATCAAACAAATTCATACTACCTTTGTTTGAGAATGGGAATATATTGATAACTGAAATAACACTGTCAGGCACAATGATAAAATTGTTGCCTTCTTTCCAAGATGTAGTTACTGAATTTTTAGTAGCCGTTTCCGATGAATTACTTGTAATTCTAGCCTTGTCATCTGCTGTATATTGATATTTTAAATATGTTCGTCTAATACCATCATAGTGGTACTGTTGAAAATACTGTACAGCCTCGTCTATTCTGTCTTCTAACTGGTCATCATCGACATTGATTTCAATGACTGGTTGACCTAGAGCTCTAAGACAATACTGTTTTAGTGTTTCCCTTGTTGCTGGTTCTGCCATAAGTTATTCCCTTTTCCTTATATTTATAAGGTTTCTATACTATCTTTGGAAACAGATTGTCAGAACAGAAGAGTTTTATATCTTCTTCAGGAAGACCTAACTTTTCCATTACTCTTGGTGTATGAGGGTTTTGTTGTTGGTGTTCACAGTAGTAATTCTGTGCTTTTATCACATCTTCTCTATTACTATCACCATTATACTTACCTACTCTTCTTAAATATTGCTTTAAATTACCTAATGCAATGTCACATATCCAATTTAATTCGTCTTGTTCTGTAACATTACCAGCTGCAATCATACCACCACTAAAGATAGCCTTTGCCCAATCTGGCAATTCTCTTTCTTTAGATGGTTTAAAGTGTTCTACCTCTTTGATAAACCAGTTAGTTAATTCATGGTCTTTTTGTAGTAAAGGACTAAAATCGTGAAACGCACCTGTAACTTTATTTTTACCAGCGATTATATCAAACCCGTAAATTGGTCCACCGTTTGTCAATTCTGGAAATAAACAGACATGCATCATCCATAATTTTTTACTATCTCTTACATCAACTACATCTACATGAGCTCTTCTAACATCTTTATTTTTCCATGTTCTATTTACCCAACCAAATTCTTCATTATTAAATCTTTCCATGCCTTCTTCTTTATACTCTTCAGCATGTTCATTCAACATGGCAACCATGTCGTTACTTAATCTAACTAGTCTTTCCCAAATCATTCATTTCTCCAAATAGTTTTGTTGCATATTCAAAACATAATTTTGCTTCAGGTAGGACTGTATGCTGATATATGTTTAAGTATGTGTTAATTTTATCTTTGATAATATCTCCGTACTTCATCTCTTCTGGTGTAAAAAAGTAATACTCATTAAGGCCTGGCGTCTTTCTTCTTATCATTTGACCACCTCTCAAATCACCCATATGTCTAACATAGATATGTGCATACAATGATTGTGCATCTTCTTTAATTTTTTCTATGTGTTTCATATAATCAATTGTACTATCAGTTAGTGCTGGTGCTTCATCTAAAGTCCATAAATGGTTATAATCTTTTCTTATTTTATCTGCTCTAGGCAAATTAGGCGTGTCAACAAACAAAGAGTTTTCTATTGCTCTGTCTTCTAAGGCTCTATAACAGTGATATTGATTATAAAGATAGGTGGCGTATAACCAAGGGTCTATATTACCAGACATCAATACACCTACAAA